CTTGTGCATTATTGTTTACTAACTCTGCAGTTACTTGAGTATTTGCTACGTTTTGATTACCATAATCCATTTCAGGTAAGCGTGTGTCTGCTGTTCCTGTAAGTTCCGGTACTGCTGCAAAAGCCTCATCATTAGAAACTATTCCTTTAACTAATTTTTGAATTAAGTTATCTCCAATACCATTCTGCACATTTGTAGCATCTGTTATTCCAGTAATATTACTACCTGTCATTTCTCTAAAGCTAATGTCATTTCCTTTAGCATTAAAAATAACTTCTTCTAAAGTTTGTCCTTTTTTAGCTAAAGTTTGGTTAGTCGCTTGGTCTACAACATCATTCTTTAATTTTATGTCAAACATAATAGGAGTAGTAAGACCCGCATCAAGAAGAGGAAAATCTCCTGAGTTCATTAAGGCTTGTCTACCCTCTAGGCTAAACGCTGTAGTATCTCCTTGCTCTAAAAACTTAGCAAGGTTAGCTTCATAGTCACCACCCATACCATTGTTTCTCATAATAGCTTCTGTAGCAGGTCTAGGTTTACCACTAGAATCTATGTACAAATCATACATACTGTTTATTTCAGAGCCCATTGATTCTGCTTGTTGGATAACACTGTCAAACATCCAGTTCATTTTAAACACTGGATTAGCAGGGTCAGCACCTTCAAGGAATTGATAGTCTCCTGTAGATGGTATAGCTAATCTTGTTCCTTCTCCAATATAAGATTCATCTGTAAAGGCATCTTCATAACTCGCATTAAGCTGAGCATATATATCTTTCTCACCCTGAGAAATATCAGTAGGGTCTATATCCTCTGTTTCTGCAGCTTTAACTATAAGAGCTCCTTGATTATTAAAAGAAAACTTACCAGACTGTGTAGTTGTCTCAGCTCCTTGAGTAGCACCTCCACTCATACTGGCTTCTACAACATCTTGTGTTATAGGCTTAACACTATAGTTTCCTTCATCGTCTGTTGTTATTTGTGCGAGTATAGTGTTACCTTCACTATCTGTAATCTGTTGAAGTACCCCTATTTTTTGGTCTCGTTCTAACTGTGCTTTTAATTCCTCTATTCTTGTTTCTTCTTTTCCTTGCCTAAATTCTAATTCTTGTTGTGAAAAAGATAATGACTTATTTCTATAGTTTGTATCAGAAGTTAATTTGTTTTTGTCAAAATCTAGCCTAGTATCTCTTTGGTCTAGTTCTCTATCTGTTTGAGCTGACGTCGTGTTCTGAACTTGAACACTTCTAGATTTATCCATAAATTTTTGACCTATTCCCGGAAGACCTGCTTGAACAAAATCATTAGCTAACTTCATATAACTTGAAGGGTCGTTAGGGTCTAAGTTAGTAGCTCTATCCATAATGCCAGAAATTAATTCTGTTTTTTCTTGCTCAGGAGTTTTCATTCCTGCCATACTGGCTAGGTTTTGCATAAGCATACCTCCGGCTACTCCTGCTCCATACACAGAAGCACGACCCGGTTGAAGCTGAGCTACTTTTAATGCTCTATCTCTTATGTTTTGATTTTCTGAAGTTGTAACATCAAACATATTTCCAAACATAGTTTCTGCCATAATTATTCCTTATCTTAAAAGTCCGCTAGGTCTAGAGCTAAATATAGAACTAGTCATATTGCGAGTGTTGTTTCCTCCAAATCCGTAGTCTGACCTTACTGAGTAATTAGGAGAACTTTTTGTGGGAACTGTAGAAGAACCACTAAGTAAAGAATCAAAATCATACTGACTTGCTTGGTCTGCAAGACCTGAAAAATAACTAGAAGTAGTATCTGCTAAGTTATTACCTGCTGTCATTATACCTTCCATATTCATACCCGGTTTTAATCTAGCTCCTATCATAGAGCCTAAGTCTGCTTGTCCAGAAAGTAATCCTCCAACTCCTATAGCTCCTTGACCAAAACCTAAACTTTCTTGTGAGAGCATATTTCTGTAGTCCATACCTGTTTGCATAGATGCTAATTGACCTTGCAGTCTGTCTTTACTTATAGCATCTTCTACTGCTAACTGGTCGTAATAACCTTGTGTTCCAGTCCTACCTTGTGCTATTGCAGCTTCTTGTCCTTGAAGCCTAGATTGATTATAAGCATCAGCATTAAGAGCTTCAAATCTTTTAAACTGTTCTTGTTCCATTTTGTATGGGTCGCTCATCATATTTTGAAGGGCTGAACTAGCTGTGCCTGAAATACCTAACCAATCTCCCATTAATTTTTGATATTCGGGAGAAAGAGTCTGAACCATTTTTCTAGTTTCAGGGTCAAAGTCTACGCTTCCATAAGCACTTTCTGAATCAAAAGGCAGGCTTCTTTCGTAAGCTAATCTATTTTGCTCTTCTTGATAATCTCTATTTTTTTGTGCAGCTTTTCTTTGTTGATAGCCCGAGAACAATCCAACTCCTGCGTTTATTAATGCTCCAATCATCCTATTCTCCTATGCTGTGCGTTTCCACATATAGACTACTATATATGGTTGTAAGTTATTGTGTGCACCATCTCCACCTGTTGAGCTAACAGTTGGATATACAGGTCCTCCTGTTCCACTATCCATACAAGGATGAACTGGACCTCCTCCTCCTGATGTATTTTGTCTTGGGAATGTTACTGTGTGAGAGTGTGAAGGCATTTCTGAAACTGATAGTGTATGTGTTTCAGCACCACCTGTCGCATTAAGCGTATTAAATGTACCACTTGATGCTTTACCTACTGGAACTCTACCTTCCGCGTAAGCTGCCCAAGTTCCAAATCCAAGAAGTGTTGCTGGGTTTGTGCTAACTTCTGCGTTAGTATATATAGAACCAACTGGATATAAAGCAGCTTTGACTGCTGTTATAGCTGCTGTAACAAAAGCAGTTGAAGCAACTTGAGTTGTATTAGTTCCTGGACTTGCTGTTGTTGCACTGAATGCTTCTGAAGCATCTCCATTAACATCTGCTTTAGTATTTACTGCTGTTTCTACTGCTGAAAATTCAGTGTGAAAATCAGCTCCGGATATTACTTTTGCTGCGTCTGAGTCTGCTAAAGCATCTTTTCCAGACCAAGCTACAACTTTTGAATAGTCTGCCATTATCTTATTTTCCCTTGTTTATGTAAAAGTGTTAAGTCTTGTAAAGACGCATCAAAACCATTACTCTGTACGCCTATAGATATTTTTATATTCTTTGCTGAACCTGTAAGAGATGTCCTATATTCTTGTAGTCCATATACAGGCTTATAAGTTACTGGATTAGAAGTTGCATTTGGTGGCTGGTCTACTGCTCCTGTATTAGAAATAGTTGTCCAAGTTCCTCCTGCTGCTTCGCAATCCGTTTGGTTATTGTGTTGTCCTATACTACAATACTGAACTCCACCATAATCAAATGCAGTGTTAGCACCATACAAAGATGTACTAGCTCCCCACAAAGCTGTTGAACCTGTAGTAGTAGGATTTAAAGTTATAGATGTAGTTTTAGATGCAGTAGCACTAAAATCTTTATACCACTTTAATGCTAGGTTAGCACCAGAGCCACCTTCCATAACCATAAATAATCTTTTTAACAAAGACGCACCTACAGACTCTCCTAAGTTTACCCATACAGTTTCAAAGCTACCAGTATAAGAAGCATAGCTATATGTAGTGCCATTAGCTGCTAAGTCTGAATCATAATATCCTTCATAAGTAGCAATACTTCCGTCTTTCTGTCCTACTAACATACCGTAAGTATCTGTGTAAGCTATGCTTGCAGGTTCTCTATCTAAATCAAATGTCCAAGTAGTTATTCTAGGAGCTTGATTAGGAGTTAAATGTTTAAAGTCAAAGACATAAGTAATGTTACTAGCAGTAAAAGTCATTACATATATTCCTTCGTTCTCTATATAAGCTGACTTAACTTCTGTGCTTTGACCTATGTTTCTAATTAATGTGTCTTTAACATTTACTGATAAATCAGTTAGCGGTACTTTATCTTTTTCAGATGTACGAGCTAGTGACCTAAGACCAGTAGAAGATAAAAATACTAAATCATCTCCAATGTGTTGTACTGAATCTCTAGCTACACAGCCTACTCCTCGTATAACTTCATTAAGTTTCATACTACCTACAACATCAGGACTTTCATAGATAGCTATGTTGTTCTTACCAAATACAGCAAGTTGTCCGTAAAACGGAGCAATAGCTATTATATCATCTCTACCCCAAACCTTCTTTAAATCAAAAGAACCACCACCGTTTCCTGTAGTATAGTCATCAGAGTCTAACAGAGCAGAATAATGCAATACATCTTTTTCTTCTGCTACACCACCAACCCACATACGACCATAAAATCCTACGCCACAACTAGGTTTAAATTCACCTGACGATACAGTAGCAGGTCTAGTAGCATTATCAAAAGCTGCCCACTTAGAACCTGAACTTTGTGAACCGTCGTATCTCTGCGGTACTGTGTCTTCGTGTAAACAAGTAAGTCTACCATTAAAGTTTATAAACTGCCAACTACCGTCTGTACCCGTAACTGTGTGTTTTGTGTCCGCACTTCCTGTAGGGTAAGGAGCATTAGGCGTTGTAAAATTTACAGTATATATGCTTGTACCGTGACTAGCAAATATTTTTTTAGTTGCTCCGTCTTGATGTTCTACAATACTTTTTATAGCTGTTCCGCTAGGTGCTACTTTCTGTTTAAATCCTTTGCGTAGAGATATACGACCTGATTCTCTAATCACAACATTTTCTGCCTTAGTTAAATAAGATGGGTCTAATGACGCAGGATTAGCTTGTGTGTTTAATCCGTTAAGACCTATGTTAGTTAAGGACTGATACTGTAATTGCTTAGCCATTATTGGTAATTAGTAGTTACAAACCATTCGTTTTCATATTGAGTGTTTCCACTGTCTAACATCACTGCTTGTGCTAAAGAGCTTGCTGCTTCTTGTGCAGCTATAGAAGATTGTGTTCCTCCGTCTTCTCCTCGTTCTGCTATTGCACGAGCATAAGCACCTAAGATTACAGGCTTAGACGGTATCTTAATATTTGTAGTAGCTGACGTTAATTCGTCTTGATACTTAACTATATCAAAAGATATTGTTTGAGCTTCTGTAGGTATAGGAGATAAATCTACTTTAAGATTATTAGAACTGTCTGCTCCATTAAAAGCATAATAACTAGGTTCTCCTGTAGGGTCTGTAGGATATTTAATACTGTTTATATAGTGTTGTGTCACCGGTGACAAAGTATTACCGGTAGAATTATTTGTTACGTCTAACACTTTAAACTCTTGACCAGAAGATAAATTATAATTCTTTGTAGATGCTACAGTAGAAACATTAACCGTTTCTCTTAGAACTAACCAATCGTGGTAAGACTCTATACTTCTCTTAGCATCGTTAATTAAAGAGCCTATAACTTTCTGATAATCGTTTACTGTAGAACTATCGTTAATAGCTCCAGACCAATCAGAAGCTACTGTGTCTTCTCTTAGTCTTATTAATACTTGATTTATTAGTTCTCTGTATGTCATTATTTCCCCTTGGCTAATTGTGCACCAAAATAAAATTCTATAATCATTGTAGCCCAACCAAAGATTTCATCCATCTTTAAAACTGAGCCTGCTTGTATTTCTATATACTCTACTATGTCTGGTGTAAACTGTATACCAAAGAAACTAAATCCTTCTATAGTATTAGGTATTACTGTTGGCACATTAAAGAAAACTGGAGCTACCTGAGTAAATATAATTAGTGCTAATATAACAAATATAATAACTCGTCTGTTAAGTGCAGCCATAGGACTTTCTTTGTCTGCCTTGTCTCTTGCTTGGTTTATAGAATCATTGCGTGCCTGCAAGTTCTGTATCATTAACTTTTGATTTTCTGCTGCTGCTTGGCTCTTAAGTGCAAACAACTTAGCTACAAAACCTAAAGCTATAGGTGCTACATTAGTTAAGAATGCTATCATATTGCTAACCTCAATGCTTCTATAATTCCTACTTGTCCTATGATATACCAAGCAAACGCACCAAAGACACCCCATTTAATCTGAAGTAAAGAAGTGTTAATCTTTTGTATACATAAGTTAGTATCATCAATCTTGCTAAACAACTTTGCTATTTGACCTGCGTGTTTTTCTAGTTGCAATTGCATTCTTCTAAGTTCATCTTCCATTTACTTCCCCACATTTTTCATAGCTACTCTGTGTGACTCAGTAAAGCTCAAGCCTTTTCTCATAAGCCTTTTCATTTCTTGCATATGTTTCTTGCTGTGATGTTCTTTATGCTTATCTAGAGTAGCTAGTTGTCTTTTAGTAAGTGTCATTACTTCTTCTTCTTTTTGCCTTTAGATTTTTTATAAGGTGTTTTACCGTATCCCATAATATCTCCTTAGTTTGCTAGTGGATTGTCTAAAGCTCTTTGAAGTCTAGCATTAAGCCTTTCTTCTAGTTCTTTAATTTTTCTATCTGTGTCTGAATACAAAGCATCTCGTCTTGCATCAAACCTTTCTTCGGCTGTGTCAATAGTTGTATCAATCTCATCTTGAGAAGAATTAACTTTATCTTCAAGCCTTTCCATAAGTGTTTCTTGTCTAGCTAAATCATCCTTTAAATCATTTTTAATTGTTCTTGTATACTCTCTAGATAACTCAACTGACTCGCTTACACTTATTAAAGTTTCTTCTATTACTGCTAAATCTTGTTCTATACCTGTAAGGTCTGGTGCAGTATAAGAAGCTATTTTGGCTTCCATATCTAAGTATCTTTGATATACTTCAAAACCACCCCAAAGAACTCCAAGGATTGTCCCTAAAAGGGGTATTATTAGTAGAGCCTTACTACCCCCTACCTTAACTCCTGCGTACTCTATTTCTGCCATTGTAGGTCCATTAGTTTATTATGTAGTATTTCATTAGCCAAACCGTTTCTTAATCCTCTTTGATTGTCTGGTATATCCTTGTCTAAATATATACCTTTGTCTTTATAAAACACACCATCAATAAGTAGTTGTGTATTGTAAGTATTAAAACCAGCATTAAAATTTAAGAGTGCAAGTATTAGGCTTTGTAGTTTCTGTTGCTCTTCTAGTGATGCAGCTTCACCCATTTCTACTGCAAGATTCTTTAGCTTGTTACCTATAATCTCACGCATTTTTTCTTTCTTACTAGCCTCTTTCTTTTTCTGTACTAGCTTGGGCTCTTCTACAACTTCTACTACCGCCTCTTGTTCTGGCTCTTCTTCTGTTTGTTCTTCTTGTACGGTGTCTTCTTCTGGCTCTGGCTCATCAAGTTCCTCTTCTAAAGGTTCTTCTTCTATTTCAGGCTCTAAAAATTCTTCTAACTCTGCTTCTATTTCTTCTATTAATTCTTCTTGTGCTATGTCCTCAAACAAATCTTCCATCTCTGGTATAGCTTCTTCTATTGTAGTAGAGATTAAAGTGTAGTCATCTAATGACTCTATTTCTATTACTTGAAAAACTTCTGGCTCTTCCAAGACGTATACTGATTCAATATCTTCCTCATCAGCTTCCCAAACTTCTGGTACATCTTCCTCAACATATTCATCTATGTAAGCATCACTCCATCCATCACAACCGTAATCGTACAAAGGGTCCAATGCACATTGTTGATTATACACATTATCAGCATAGACTTGTGGGTAGTATAAACAACTGATATGACTGTCTGGTATTACACTGCATACACTCTCTCCGTTTGCTATTTCTACTGGGTCATCTTCTGCACTGTTCCAAAAGATTGCTCCGTTAGTAGGGTGGTTATAAAACCATTGTTCATACTCACCTACACTTAAATCTCCAACTACTGCTACTGTTACTGCGTGGTTATTTATTTGTACCTGCTCATAGTTTACTTCTATGTTACCCATCGGGTATATTGTCAGGTCAAATGTATTACTTGTATCTCTGTTGTAATACTCTGATAAGTTTTCCCACATATACTTTTGGAAAGTCTCATCACCTTGTGTATAAAATTTACCTATACCTGTGTCTATTAAATCTGTGTTCCAAGGCATTATAGTGTAATTAAATCTTACACCTGTAAATGAACTTAGGTCCTGTCCGTGACAACACAACCCATCATATACAATGCCAGTACCGGGTACATCAAGAGGGTCAAGAAACCCCACAACACCGTTACTAAACATAAAGCTAGTGACATAACTATTTCCATAAAAAGGAAAAGTAAAGT